CCAAATTACCAGATAAATCCGTTAGATACTCTTTCCACTCTTTACTAGAACTAGTTCCTAATCCTTTGTAATATTTTGACTCATATTTTTCGTTAACATGTTTTTCTTTCCATTTCTCAAATAATGTCAAATCATGAAAAGATAATGTATCTTTTTTATACTTAACCTTGACAATTGGTGTATTTAAAATATGGATAATACCCAAGGAAAATAATTCTGGCCAAAATTTATAAAAAGCATTTAACAATAGTCCACGAATACCAAATCCATCTAAATCTTGGTCTGTTGATAATACAATTTTACCAAATCGAATATCTTCAATAGAATTTACCTTAACCCCAAACTGAAGCCCAGTAATTGTCATAATATTTTTAAACTCTCTATTTTCAAGAATATCTTTTAATTCCATTGGCATTACATTTATGGGTTTGCCACGTAGCGGAAATGCAGCCATTGTCTTTGGATCTCTACCTGATAATAAACCAGATAAAGCTGAATCTCCTTCTGCTAAGAATAACATAGCATCACTACGTTGTTTAGTAGAAGCATCATGGAATTTATCAACTCTTCTTGGGTCGGCTTTATCTAAGTTCTTATTAGCTTTACGCAATTCAGCTAATTCAGATGCTTTTTCTTTGGCTTGAACCCAATCTAAAATAGACTGAATAATATCAGATTTTAATAAACCTTTAATAAATTTATCGCTAACAGTCCATGAAGTTTTCCATTCAGATGCAGGACTAATCATATTTTCTTTAGTTTGACTGGAAAATCTAGGGCGGTTAACAGTTCCTGCAATAAAAATTCTAAAATGATTTTTAATATCAGATGGTTTTACATCAACTTTATGTTTCTTTTTAAAATGTTCGCGTAACTTATTTGTTACTTGATCAACAACATAATTAACATGAGTTCCACCCTGATAGGTTTCTACTGAGTTAATAAAAGAAATTTGCTCAAATCCATCAGAATCGGTAATACCAACATTCCAATCTTTACTATTATCGGTAAAGTAATTATCTGAATATAATGCAACATAATCGTCAAAAGATCTAAATCTAATTAATTCCCCATTAAAATAAAATTTAATGTTTAAGTTATTCGCAGCTGCATCTATTACTTTTTTCTGAATTCGTAGAATATGGTCTGCATCTAACCCACTTAGTTTAAAAAATTCATAATCTGGAGTAAACGTAATTTTAGTTCCATTTTTAGTAAAATCTTTAATTATAGGCTCGGAACGCTCGCGCATACCATTCCAGAAATCTTGCGTTAGTTTTTTCTTACCATCACAAGATTCAATCTTAAAATTTGTTGATAAAACATTTGTCAACGTCGAACCAACGCCATTTGTTCCAATTAATGATTGGTCTTCATTATCGTTGAAATTAGAACCAGCTCTTAAATTTGAAAATACAGTTTCAGCGATATAAGTTCCTGTTTGTTCATGAAGAACTACAGGAATACCTCTACCATCATCTTGAACGGAAATTTCATCAAAAGTTATATCGACTTTAATTTGAGTTAATGTATCCGGTGCTCTTTTTCCTTCATCAATTGAATTATCGAGAATTTCAGAAAAGATTTTAATAAAAGCTGGGATATAAGAAATATCTCGCTTTTCCATTTTCTTTGTGGTGTTGTTTAGCACCCATTCTTGACTTGTTTGAACAGAAGTAGAACCGCAATACATGCCAGTTCGTTTTCTAATGTGTTCAATCTCGTCAAGAACTTGATAAGTTTGTTGAATGTGTTTTGTCATAAAATACTGTTAAAAGTTTATGGTATAAATATTATATAATATTTTTTTAAATTAGTCAAGCATTATTTATAGGATTCCCTTATATGTTAAGATTTAAACATTTTTTAATGATCGAACGTTTTTTAATGAACGAATCTAAAATCGATGATTATAAAGCACAAGAAAGAAATATTTCTACAGAACACGATCCAGATGCACAACATAAATCTGCAGCTGATATTATTGACCATTTTCATAAACATACTCCAGGCGGTAATGTCCAACATACTCGTTGGATGATGGACCAATATAAAAAAGGAGAAATAAAGCAAGAAGATGCTCATGATATGCACGATACAGTAAAGAATTTTGAGAAATACAAATCAAAATTACCTAAGAAAAGAATAGAACAATATAAATCAGTTTCAGAATTAAAAACGGCTATGCATCCACATAAAGAAAAAGATGAGGAAGTAAAAGCTATTAATAATTCTAAAGTTGTAAATGGTTCTACTGTTGTGCACAATAGCCCTAATCTTACTGCATATCACGTTCATACAACAGAAGCAGCTCAGGAATTAGGCAAAAAAGATAATGGAGAAAAATTAGGCTGGTGTACTTCCATCGCAGATCGAAGTAAAAATATGTTTCAACATTATAACGAAAAATCTAGAGGTAATTTTCATATTTTACATATGCATAAAGAACAATTTCCCCATAGAAGAATTGGTGGTGTTGGAGTAAATGGACAATTTCAAGATGAAAATAATAAAACAATTAAAGGCGAAGATTTCCATAATTTAATACACAGAAACCCTGAATTAGAAAAAATTCCTGCTATCAAAAATTCTAGACACTATAAAGTACAAAAAGCTTCAGACCCTACAAATAGTAAAGAACATTTAGATAAATTAATTAATGATAAAGATGAAGATATTAGAGCAGGTGTTGCAGCCAATAAATCTGCAACTAAAGAGCATCTTGATAAACTTATCGAAGACGAAAGCGAGCATGTTAGAAACACAGTTTTTAAAAATTCCCCACATAAAGAACATATAGATAAATATGCAATTACGCATAAAGATCCAAAAATTAGAGCAAGCGTTGCAACTAATCCAAATGCAACTAAAGAGCATCTTGATAAACTTAGTAATGACGAAAATGAAGACGTTAGAACAGCTGTAGCAGAAAATACATCGCATAAAAAATATCTAGATAAACTTGTTAACGATAAAGACCACAAAGTTAGAGCAGCTGTAGCAAATAATCCAAATGCAACTAAAGAACATTTTGATAAACTTGTTAACGATAAATCCGAACACGTTAGAAAAGCAGTTTTAGTAAATTCGCCGCATAAAGAACATATAGATAAATTAAATTCTGATGAAAGCCCTAATATTAGAGCCAATATAGTTCATACCAATAAAAACGATAACGAAAAATTAGGTAAATTTATTAATGACCCAGATGATTTTGTAAGATTAAATGTTGCAAGAAATACTACACAGAAAGATCATTTAGACCATTTAGCTGGAGACAAAAGTAGTAATGTTAGGCTAGCTGTTGCAAAAAATAAAGCTGCAGATAAAGATCATTTTAATAAATTAATTAACGATAAAGAGGGAATGGTTAAAATTGCTGCAGCAGATAACACTCCACACAAAGAACATTTAGATAAATTAATTAAAGACAAGTCTCCATATGTTAGAGAAGCTGCCGCAAAAAATCCAAATGCAACCAAAGAACATCTTAATATATTAGCAAACGATAAACATAAAGATGTTAGCATGGCTGCTAAACAAGAGCTTACTAGAAGACCTTAAAAATTTGGGGGAGCAAAACTCCCCCATCAATTCTTTATAAAGTTACATTAGCAGAAATAATTGAATCAAGTCTAAATGAACGCCATCCTGAATTTTCTAAATCCCACACAGATAATACTTCGGGATTTTCTACTTTAACTTTCGCTCCTTCTTTAATCTCTACCACAGGTAATAAATCTGATTTTAAAGTGCATTTCATTGTTCTTTCTGAACCATCAGCTTTTGTAAAGACAATAGTTCCAGTTCCATTTTGTAAGTTAGCTTTTAATGTATCTTTATCGATTTGTGTCATAATATAAATTCCTAGATTAAATTTTGAGATCTTTTTCAGTGAAAATACCGAACATCGCTTCAGCGAAATCTTCGGGGTATAAAGTTTTAGAAGTTACTACTTGCTCTTTTGAAGCTTGTTTAGCTTTGTTACTTGATGAGTAACTCAATTCCATCAGATAGTGTTGACGGAATATCAGATTTTTTAAGTTCATTTTTCTGGTTTCCTAGTAATATTTGGGGCAATTTGAGGCTGTTGGTTAAGATGGTCCAAAGTTTTGCCCAATAATTCTGGATCCATCGGGGTTACAATTTGTTTAACAGGTTCTTGTTTAGGGATACTGTTATATACGTCTTTAATACTGTTTAAAATTGACATTCTTTTTCTTCTTTGCTGGTTGAAAATCGTCATACTCTAACTCAGAAAACGAAACTTGATTCGTTTTGAATTTCTTAATCTGTTTGGTTTTTCTAGGCTGGAAATCGGTATAATCTTCCATAAGAATATTGCTGTGCTTTTTCATCTGTTGTACTATTTACTAAGTTTAATTTAAAAGTTCTGGATATACTTCACGAACTAAATCTGCTGTTAAGCCTTTAACCTTCAAGTCTTTGTGTAACATGTTAAAGAAAATCTTAGCCTCTTTAGGCTCAAAAGATTCTAGTAATTGTAACAAAAGAAGATTACGTTTTTCTTCTGTTAATGAATCAGCAGTTGGATCTCCTTTGACGAACAAATAGGCTCGACGGATTTCTGATTCAATTCCAGCATATCTAATTCCTAATAGAGTATCTGGTTCGATATAATCTGTTGGAAAGTTATCTTCAACATAGAATTGATAGTTTGGATTAAATGTATATTTTAATACTTCTTTAAAATGATAAAGATTATTCTGTTGAAGAATTTCTACTCTTTGTTGTTTGTTTACTGCTAGATTAAATTCATCTAGAATTTCATGTACGTTCTTAATCATAAATTAATTTTCATTTAAAGTTACTGTTAGAATCAATTACTGATTCCATATGGTTAATTTCCCGAAGGGGGAGATTTGTTTCTACATTTTTATTTATTGTAACTTGAATTTTTGTTTTCGTCAAGCATTTATTTAACAACATTAATCTAGCGAAGCAATGTGAGCGAAGCGAACATTTAATTTGATACTAATATAATCTTCGCTTCGCTCGATCGATTCCTTCGGAATCAAGATCCAGTTTTTCTTAGATTGAATTTTCTTTGACCCCCCGTTCATGTATATGAATATATACACTTAGGTTTTAAAGAAAAACTGCAACTGGTGCGGGTGTCAGCTACAAAAACTATTACAACTAGAAACTATCCTGTTAAAGATAGTCCGCCGATTATTTATGCTCTGATTGGCTGAAGAAGTGTTGTGGCTAAAATCAACATAGGACGCATAAACAACAGACAAAAGAAAACTGCCCTAGAATAATGCGACATCTTTATCCAGTTGCCGAAAAGTATCCGAATAATACTTTTACTCTTATTAAGAGTGTCCGCCTCGTCTCAGGGACGGTAATAATCTAGTCGCATATAGATTTTACCTTTTCGGACCTACCGAAAAGAAGGGTTTCTTCGGTAAGGTGAGTTGCTATCTCACATTTTGCTAACTAATTGTAGGGTATGGCTGCGACGTTGGGTTCGGGACCAACTTAAAATAGTTTATTATATAAATTCTATTTAGTCAAGACTTTTTTCTTACAATTGTCAAAATGATATCTTTTCATATTACTTGACCCTCCAGTTTTATAGCAATAAGGGCATATAACTATTAATTGCTTAACCCCTATATTCCAAGAAGATCTTCCTGCATTTTTACCTTGCATTGCAATAGATAGTTTGGCTTTAGTTTCATCTGTTAACGGTTTACCTTGCATTGCAATAGATAGTTTGGCTTTATGTTCTTCTGATAGAGTTTTATGTTTATTCCATGGAATTTTACCAGTAAATGTTGCTCCTCCATTAATCCCATTTTCTAACATTAAATTAGCCCAGTCTTGCGACTCAACGATATTATTTTCAATAGAAAAATGTAATGCATGTTCAATAATAGAAGTATCGTAATATAAATCTGATACCCATATAGTAACGATATGTTTTTTACCGTGTTTCTTAATA